AACAACCCGTGGTTATACATAAGGATAAAATATTATTGTAATCTGAATTCAATTTAGGCAAAGTTGTAACCAAATCTGGTTCAGATATAATAGCGGAAAAAACAGGACGATAAAAGGTACAATTTGAATGGAGCTCAAAAATCTTATAAAACCGAGTTTGTGCTTGCGAAAGATAACTAGGTGCCAAGTAGATGCCATGCAATCATTGTCTTTAAAAATTTAATTAAATGACTGATCGATTTTTCGACTTTTTTAAATCGAAAATTATTGGAGTAGATGATTTTAAGATTGATCACGATTTAATTTAATATGTTTAAAAGCAAACTATGTGAAAATTAGATAAGAAATTGAAATATGAAGAGAATATTTTGAGATTTTTTAATGACACATCTTACACCGACGTTTTAGCAAATTTTACTCTTATGGTTAAAAGTGGAGAAGTATACTAAAGCGATTAACTTACTACCGATGACAATGGATTTACCGTAGGTGAAAAATCCAGATCTAGAGCTGTCATGAATCCAAACAAAAATGGCTTTGGCATGATGTAAGCTATATAGTCTTACTTTTTTGATATAATCAAACCGGCTTTGCATGGATTTATTTAAGGCATGACAAATGTAGAGGTTATTGATAGAATTAAATCTAAAATTCAGCCTCATTTTGTCTCCATATCTTTAGATGGCAGCGCTTTTGACTCATCCTAATTCATATAATGTATGCAAGCGGTAGATGATAAATTTTGAAAAATGATGTAACCATATGTTCAAAAAATATTGTAACATAATACAGAAATCCTATAACATATGCCAGAGAAAACTGTTGAAGAAATGACTGAATAAATTATGAAAGCCTTATTGACAGGAAGAAATATAGTGTATGTACATATGCCAGGCGTTAAATCACCTCTTTGGCCAGATAGGATTCGAAAAGCTTTTAAGAAAAATATGACCGGACTAAAATCTTATGACAATCCAGAAGAGGATTATATATTTTTGGAGTTGGATGGCACTACATTTTCAGGTCATTCAACAAAAACAACTCTCGGCAACACACTTCGAAGTTTGTGTTATTAATATTATTATATTGTCGAAAGTGGAATATCTGATGACCCTTGGGATGATCCAAGGATATTTGTTATAGCTTCAGGGGATGATGTCGTCTTGTGGTGCGATCCATCTCTTTTAGATAAAATTTTGGAATCAATCATGAAAAATACAACTCGTGATACATAACCTTAAACTGTAGGACTAGGATAATGTATTAAGGAAATCGATACTGGAAAATTCGATGAAATTGAATTCTGTTCTAAATGGTCTTTTTCCGACGGATCTTTTGACAATTGAACATTAACAAGATCTGTTACAAAATTATTAACGACTAAATAATATTTTACTGGAGCAAATAAATAAATTTTAGCATCGCCTTGGCTCCATAGATATGCGATTTACGAAGGCTTCAAAAGTGAATAGGTATCTGAATTAATCGAGTTGATTTTAAAACATCAGCTTAATCAATTATAAAAGCCTAGAGATCTCACTGACGAATAAATAGAAAATTTGATATCCAGAACGTCATAGATATAACACTCATAATCATCTACTAACTATACGGTTGAAGATTATGTAAACGCTAAGGTAGGGTATACACTCTATGATTTATATACTATTTAAAGTAATAACGTGATTGTTTGTGGTAGACGAGAAAATTAAATTAAAGAAATTAATCAACCAAGGACGTATGGACTTCCAATGATTACAGAATAGAAAGATGAGAATTTATGTTAATAATAATGTTAATATAAAACGGTCTTGATTCTATAATCTGTCGGATGTTATATCTTTGGAATTTATAATTTTCTTTTAAAACTAATCTTTTCCTCTAAGCAGATCACTTATGCCAATGGGTCTATAAAATTGATTTACGGTTATTATTAAATAATAATCAGACTTATATATTTTATATAAAAATTACACATGCCGAAAGGTAAAAAAATTAAACTAACATCACATATTAATCTTAACATGCCGAAAGGTAAAAAACAAAACAAAAATAAAAAGGGCCAAAAATCCAATTAATAAAATAATTGGAGATAGGTCCTAGAAAAAACTAGAGTCTTCTAGAATTAATAACCACCTAATCTTCCATCTAAAGATTAACTTTTAGGATCAGGATTTCCTATACCCAAACATACAGATTAGCGTAACCTTAATTTAGGATCAAATCATGAAGAAGAAAAACGTGAGATGAACAAATTTAGGAAAGAAATCGAACATTTAGAGAATGAAACATATAAAAATGACAGATCTAAAATGTAAGATAAGCTAAAACGTAATAGAAATATTCATAACGAATACCAGCACGAGTAAAAGGTCCATAGGCCTAATTTTCGTAATGGTAATTTGGAATAGAAGACTTCTGTAAGTTAAGTTGCTTCAGGCTGGGATGAAATGCTTATATAAAAGCAATATCCTGGTTAAATGGAAGGACCTTACATAGCAGGAATGAATGCCGTAAATTTACCTACAAATAAATTTACTATAGCTGGATCATTCGATAAATGTAACCTATATACATAAACAGGAGAAACTCCTATTGGTACTGCAGACTATACAATAATAATGTGGTCTTCATCGGCTACAGCATTTTTTGGTAAAGGAGGACCTGGTTATATACCTGCTAGTGATAAACTAGGAGGAATGGTTATAAAATAATTTAATGCTGATGATATTGATGCCCCCTTCTTCACCAGAGAAATCTTTACTGATGCTTAGTCAGCTCGTACAATGACGGAAGTTTATGAATCAGATATGAGTGGATTTTCTTCAGGAGGCTTTGTCTATGCTAGTGAAATAAATATCAATACATTAATACCATTAGCAACATTAGTTGGAGCTTAATACAAGGGAACTATTCCTTATGGAAGTTTACCAGTTAATGGAAATTAATAATAATTAGCACCTCTATCTTTGAGGAATTTAATAGATATTGCAAATAAAGTCGATGTTATGAAACCATAGTTTTGTCTTCGTACAGCTGTAGTCAATCATGATATTGTCTTCAAATCCCAAGAACGAAAAGGTGAGGGGTTGTTAGACGCAAATTTTAACACTGAATTAATAAGTTATTGCGTCCTATAGACTCCAGCTAAAAGTCTTGCGGATCAATCTAATATCCCATATTCTATATAATATACTGTATCAGCCAATTCTGTATTTTGGCCTTTAGTACACGACACTATTGCGAATTATCTTTTTAAGACCACTGATCTTGATACCGCAAATAGTGTTAATGGATCCACCAACCCTCTTCCAAATTTGCTTAAGGGAGTTCAATAGAATCCTGAAGCGCCGCCTGGCAAAATTAAAACTTTTGCACAGGGCGCTAGGAAAATGTTGGGAAAACTTTGGGAAAACAAGGAAGATCTTACACATCTATTGAATGTAGGAAGAACTTTGGTCCCTATGTTTATGGATAAAAAATCTAAAGAACCAAATGAAGACGACGATAAGGATGAAACATATGTTACAATCAAAGCTAATTATTCTCATTCTTTGGAATAAGCTCTAATAGCATTATAAACTATAAATGTCTAAAACCCCTATTTAGATCTTTAAAGCGCCAAAAGTATATTATAGGCGGAAGTAAAACGAATTTAAAATTTAGGGAGAATAATACCTGTTGGACCAGACGATTTCTAACAAGAAGCATACTCAGTGTGCGAATAAGATGTCGTATAAAAATAGAGAATAGTCTATAAAAAAGAGGTAAACCTAGGCGTATAGGACTCGAGAGATAATTCAAAAAATCAAAAATCTCGATGATCCAAAACTATCATCCCATGATGATCATAAAGTATTCCGGTTAATTTATTAACTAGTTGTGTCTTCACCCTATCAAAAAACGAGGACATGGACCCAGGAG